CCTGGACGTCGTCCCTCAGCATCTCCAAAGCTCAATCGCCCTGCTCGACGCAAGCTTAAGCATAAGCGTAGGTACTAACAATATATCTAAAAGTGTTAAGAGAAGTAGAAGTAAAAGCTTAAGCTTAAGCTTAAGCAATGAACGAAAGGGGGCGCCGCCATGTGGCTCAAAATTAAAGAGGGTGAGACCATCAATGCCGTCATCGACCTCAGCTCAGTCAAGGCCATCGCCAAGCACTGGACGGGCCAACGAAGCGAGCTGTGCCTCGGCCAGGGCTGCCCCCACTGCCTGGCCCGAATCCCCAAACGCTGGCGGTATCAGGCTAGGCTATACATTAGCGGGTCGCCGGCTGACTGGGAGTTTGGAGAGCAGCCGATGATCGACCTAAAAACCCTCCCCCATACCCAGACCCTGGTCCCCATCACCATCACCAGGCTGGGAGAGGAGCGCACCACCCGCTACCAAATTTCGCTAAGCGAAGCGAAGCCACAAAGCGAGGAACCGGTCGCAGTCCCCCTCTTAACGGGGAAAGACATCCGCAATAATTTTGAGAGGTGGAAAAATGTCAGTACCATCTGAAATTAAACCTAAGAACGAGAAGGGTTACCACGTCAGGAACTTTGACCCCAAGGCTCGACGCCTGGCCAAGGCCGGAGCGTCAGTGGCCGGCGTCGATATCGGGGCCTGGATATCCCAGGCAGTAAGAGAGAAGTTTGCCCGGGATATCTCCAGGGCCCCTGCGAAGGAGGCAGACCTATGAAGCTAAGGATACTACAAGTAGCTCTAGCAAAGCAAGACTACGACCTCGCCGCCCATGCACTCGTTTATGGCATGGTGAAAGCGAAGATACAGGAGAACCAAAAGAATGGCAGTAAAAAGGGGAGCCCCCAAGGGCAACCAAAACGCTCGTAAACACGGCTTTTACTCCAGGTCCCTGACCGAGGCGGAGAAGCTGGAGATGGAGGAAGCCGTCTACGTCGAGGGCATTGATCAGGAAATCGCATTGCTTCGCATAAAGCTGCGTGAGCTCGTAGAGAACGAGCCAGACAGGATAGACCTCCATCTCGAGGCCGCCAACACCATCGCCCGCCTGGTAAGGACCAGGTACCAGATATCGAAGGAGCAGAAGAACTCCCTCAAAGAGGCTATTACTAAAGTACTAACCGAAGTCGCGGGCCCGCTGGGTATAGGTATAAATATAGCCATGAAGGCAGCAGGTAAATGAAGCTAAGGCCGTATCAGCAAGAGGTAGCCATAGCTGTTATCGACAGCATCCAGACCAACAAAGGCCTCACCCTCTCCGTCGAGATGGCCCGCCAGGGAGGCAAGAACGAGCTGTCAGCTCACCTGGAGCTTCTTTTATTGACCCTGTATATGGCCAGCGGCGGCAGCCTGATCAAGTGCTCCCCGACCTTTAAGCCGCAGACCATTATCTCGATACAGCGGCTTAAGGAAAGGCTCGATGAGTTCGGCTTCGACGGCATTTATCATACAGAGATGGGCTACATAATCGCCCTGGGCGCCGCCAGGGCAGTATTCTTGTCGGCCGAGGAGTCCGCCTCAGTGGTGGGCCACACGGCCGACATTCTGCTCGAGATTGACGAGTCCCAGGACGTCAGCAAGGAGAAATACACCAAGGAATTTCGCCCTATGGGGAGCTCCACTAACGTCACCACTATCCACTACGGAACAACCTGGGACGATAGCACACTCCTCGAGGAGGTAAAGCAGATAAACCTAGAGCTCGAGAAAAGAGACGGGGTCAAGCGCCACTTTAGATATACCTGGCAAGAGGTGGCCGAATACAATTCTGCTTACCGCCAATATGTCGAGGGCGAGCGAGTCCGCCTTGGCGAAGATCACCCGCTCTTCAGGACTCAGTATCTTCTCCTCCCTATCAGGGGCGGAGGGGGCTTTCTTACCCGACAACAAATCGTCCTCATGATGGGCGCCCACCTTCGCCTCACAGAGCCCCAGGGGAAAGCCATCTATATCGCCGGCATCGACCTCGCCGGGGAGAGGGAGGAGACTCGAGAGGCAGCCCTAATGGCAGCCAGACCAAAGTTGGATTCCACCGTGATCACGGTCGCCGAGGTGGACATAACCGCACCCCCACGTTCACAGTTCGCCCTTAGCGAGCCCATCTTGAGAGTTGTGGAACAGTACCAATGGACAGGGATAGCTCACAGCACCCTATACCCTCAAATAGTGGACATCCTTAAAAAGTGGGATTGCAAAAGAGTAGTGGTTGACGCCACCGGTATCGGCCAGCCCGTGGCCAGCTTCTTGAGAAAAGAGCTCGGGTCCCGGGTCGTCCCCTTTACCTTTACCCAAAAGAGCAAGAGCGACATGGGCTTTGAGCTATTGTCGTTCGTCAATAGTGGCCGTCTGAAGTTCTATAAGCAGGACGGCTCACAGGAATACACGGAGACCATATTCCAGCTCGAGAGAGCCCGTGCTCAGTACCGCCCCAACCAGACCATGAACTTTTACGTTGACCCCTCAGAGGGGCACGACGACTTCCTAATGAGCCTGGCCCTCGCAGTAGAGGGCGCCAAAGACTTCAGTCCTAGAGCAGCCAAGGGAGGCCTAAGAGATGAATGAGTTCACTCCAGCACAATTAGCACGCACGGACACCACCCGCCTAGCCACTTACCGCACCAACCTTGATTTCTACCAGGGCAGCCAGTGGCAGACTACATCACGCCATCGCCAGCTCGTGTTTAACTACGTCAAGGTGGCGGTAGACAAGGTCACCAGCTTTCTAATGCAGGGCCTAGCGTTCCCTTGCTACCCGGCCAAAGACTCCCCGGAGCTAAATGCCAGGGCCAAAGCAGCCGAGCAGGTCCTTGCCCTGGTATACCAGGACAACAACCTCCAGCAGCTCGATTTCGAGACCGAGGTCGACGCCGCCGTCCTGGGGGACGCTTGCTACAAGGTAACCTGGGATTCCGACGAGAAAAGAGTCAGAGTCACCGCCCCCGACGTATCGGGCATCTTTGCCTGGTGGCTGGGAGACGACATATCAAGACTCTGGAGAATAGCATCACGTTACACCCTCACCGCCGACGAGCTCGAAATACTTTATGATCAGTCCACAGGCAAGAAGCAGGCCACCGTAACCGAGCTCTGGACAGCCAAGGACTTTGAGCTTTACCTGGACAACGACCTTATCCAGTCCAAGCCCAACCCCTACGGCTTTATCCCCTTCGTTATCTTCCCCAACCTCAGAGAGCCCAAGAAGTTCTGGGGTACATCCGATATCCCATCACTTATCCAGCCTCAGAGGGAGCTTAACCGAGCCCTATCGCAGCTCTCAAGAATCCTTGAGCTCTCAGGAAATCCCATCGCCGTCCTGGAAAACATCGCCTCAGCCGAGGACATCAAGGTCCAGCCCGGGGCGGTGTGGACAATCCCGGAGGACGCTAAGGCTTATCTCTTGGACCTACTCCAAGGAGGAGGTGTTAGGCTTCACATAGACTACATCGACCTCGTGTATCGAACCCTTCACGACCTCTCAGAAGCTCCCCGGGCCGCCTGGGGAGGAGCCGAGAGGGATCTGTCAGGGACCGCCATGCAAATCGAGCTATCGAGCCTTATCCAGAAAGTCACCAGGAAGCGCACGATAAGAACCAACGCCTACCACCAGAGGAACGACATAATACTTAAGCTTGCCCAAACATACCTGGGCTTGACCATTGACGACGTCCATCATCGTGTCGCGTGGGGGACTATCCTCCCGCAAGATGTAGCCCGCCAGGCCCAGAACGAGCAGCTACTCGTCCAGGCAGGTGTCCACAGCAGAAGGACAGCAATGGACGAGCTGGGAGTCCAGGACCCGGACGAGGAGTTTAACAGGTGGTTAGAGGAGAGGAAGAAGATCCTGGAAATGAACAAGGAGTTTAGGACACAGTCCACACGTGGCGGAGCGAGAGAGAGAGCGGTTGCCGCGGAGATGGAAGTGCCTGAGTAATAACTCGAAAAGGAGTAATCTATGCCACCAGAAGAAAAGAAACCAGAACCCGAGGAACCACCTCAGCCCAACGGACAGCCCACCATCGGGGAGCTGGCCGCCATCAAGGCCGAGCTGGAGGAGGACAAGAAGGCGATCGCCGCAGCTCAGGCGGCTATCACCGACCGAGACAAACGCATTACGGAGCTCCAGGCGACAGTCTCCGTAGTCACCCAGGCCGGCGAGACGGCCACCACTGAGCTCACCCAGGCCAAGCAGGCCTACACTAAGGCCGTCACCAAATACCTCGAGGTGACCAAGGCCGCCAACCCTACCATCCCGGGCGATGTCATCACCGGCAGCACCATCGAGGAGATAGACGCCACGCTAAAGAAGGCCTCATCCATCGCCACCGCCGTTAAGGCCACCCTCGAGGCCCAGGCCAAAGAGGCTAAAGTCCCCGCAGGAGCACCCACCAGGGGCGAGATATCCACTGAGGGGCTTTCCCCCAGAGAGAAGATCGCCGCTGGAATCCATCAAAAAGGAGGAACTAGCTAACCATGACCATATCATTAGTAGAAGCAAGCAAACTCTCGACCGATATCCTGCTTAAAGGAATCATCGAGACAGTAATCAAGGACAGCCCCATTTTGGAAAAGCTGCCCTTCATTCAGATTATCGGTAACAGTCTGAAATATAATCGGGAGAAAGCTCTCCCCGGCGCCGGCTGGTATGCCCCGGTAACGGGCACGTGGACTCAGTCCGAGCCCACCTTCGAGCAGTGCTCAGCCAGCCTGTGCGTGCTCGGCGGAGACGCCGACGTGGACAACTTCCTTAAGGCTACCAGGAGTAATGTTCAGGACCTCGAGGCGGCCGTCATTGAGCAGAAGGCTAAGGCCATAAGGCACGAGTTCGAGAACGCCTTCCTTAACGCCGATGGCACTAGCAACCAGCCCACCGGCCTCTATACCATTCTTGCAGGCACAGCCTGGATAGCTTCCACCGTTTACGCCCTGGGAGATATCGTTGTCCCCATCCTCGGCTTGCAGAACGGCTTTCGGTACGAATGTACCACCGCCGGCACGTCGACCACCTCTCAACCCACCTGGCCCACCACAGAGGGCGCTACTGTGACTGATGGAACCGTTACCTGGACATGCCGACTCGGGAGCTACCTCGGCTCCGGAGTCAACGGAGCCACCCTGTCCCTGGCCAACCTGGACAAGCTTCTTGACCTTGTTAGAGGGGGCAAGCCCGATTTGCTCTTAATGAGCCGCCGGTCCCGCAGGAAGATTGTGACCCTGGCCAGGGCCACCGGCACCAACCTTCTCATCGGAGAGGGCGCGCTCGGCCAGGTCGTTGAGTACTTCAACGGCATCCCTGTCGCCATCTCCGACTGGGTCAAGGACAACTACACAGTCGGCACGTCCTCGGATTGCTCCGCCATCTTCGCTTTCCAGATGGGAGAGGGAGCCGTCTGTGGTCTTACCAGCCCCGAGATGATTCAGGTCGAGCGCCTTGGCTCTTTGGAGACTAAGGACGCCTCACGGACCAGGGTCAAGTGGTATGTATCACTGGCCTCTTTCTCAGTAGTGAAGGCGGGCATGCTGACGGGGGTGAGAGACTAACAAGCAGTAAACCTAAACCTCATTTTTTACCTCCTTCGACACCGAGAGGGGAGGGGTGACAGCCCTCCCCCCGGGGAGGACAGAGAGGAACAAACATGAACCTAACAGAAATGAGAGCCCGGGTCCGTGAGGACTTACAGGACAGCGACAGCCAGAACTACCGCTGGACGAACGACGAGGTGGACGGAGCCATTGACAGAGTAGTTATGGAGTATTCCCTCCAGGCCCCCCTACAGCAGCAGGACGACGTCGCCACCACCGACGGGGACACCGAGCTCGACCTCTCCGCCCTTTCAGGATTGCTGAGAGTCGAGTCCGTCGAGTTCCCTATCGGGAAGGCCCCGAAGTACCTGCAGACGTTTGAGCTCTGGACTGGCCACGTTTACATGGAGGACGAGGGAGACGGCAGCAACGCCCGGGTGAGGTGGCTTATGAAGCACAACCTGGCCGAAACTTCCACCATCCCCGCCGAGCACGACGAAATAATCGTCCTCGGCGCGACAGGTTACCTGGCCATGTCAGCCTCGGCCTACACAGTGGACAGAGCTACTATCGCTGGCCATTATGGCACTCTCAACTACAAACTCTGGGGTAAGGAACGCCTTGACCGCTACGACCAGAAGCTCAAACAGATTGCCCGGGCCAACCGAGTAACAGGGAGGACGCTCTATACCCAGGACGATTGAACAAGGAGGAAGCCATGAGTAAACTAACAGACGCACTTAAAAGGGAGAAAACCAAAGAGGGCCTACCCAAGGAAGCCTTCGCCATTGTCGGCGACCCCCAGGACCCTGAGACCTGGAAGCTTCCCCATCACACCAAGGACATCATGCGAGCTCACGGACGCCTCGATATCGAGAAGTCGGTCGACTGGGAGCGCATGCCCGCAGCGGTTGCCGCCTTATCG